CTCGCAGTCCGTATTAGAATATTTGCATCAAATCACACGGAGTGCAAAAAATGGCTTTCAAGAAAGGCGTGGCCACTCCTGGTGCCGGAAGGCCCAAAGGCAGTGTCAACAAACGCAACGTGCAGCGTCAGGAGATTTTCGACAAGATTGTCGAGAAGCACGGAGATCCTCTGGAGGCGCTGGCAGAGATGGCCTTTGACCCTAACCACGACCTGTTGGTCCGCAAGGATTGCTTGAAGGAGCTGGTGCAATATGGCCACGCCAAGAAGAAGTCTGTCGAGATCACCGGACCCGATGGCGGGCCGATTGAGGCAAGGCTTGAGCTGGTCGGCCAGATCACCGAGCTCATTGGCAAGCTGAACGCTGGCGGCAAATGATTCTTTCCAAGGCCGAGCTGACCACCATCCAGTCCAACCTATCGGTCCTGGACTTGGAGGACCTTGCTCACATCGCCTGGAAGCTGAAGTGGAAGTCCACAGCCCGAGACCAGCAGATGACGCCGCCCGGAGACTGGGGCATCTGGCTGATCTTGGCCGGCCGCGGTTTCGGTAAGACTCGGACAGGGGCTGAGGACATAGCTAGCTATGCCGCCGACAACCCTGGCGTGCGCTGCGGGGTCATAGCACCAACCTCAGGTGACATCAGAGGCGTTTGCTTTGAGGGCGAATCGGGGATCATGGGTGTCATCCCGCATTACCTGGTTGAGAACTACAACAGGTCCATCGGAGAGATCACCCTGAAGAACGGCTCGTCGATCCGCGGTTTCTCGGCTGAGGAGCCCAGTCGTTTGCGCGGTCCTCAGTTTCACCGAGTGTGGTGTGATGAGCTGGCTGCTTGGCAATACGTAGAAGAGACGTGGGACATGATGCGATTTGGTCTTCGCTTGGGCGATGATCCACGGGTCGTCATCACCACGACTCCTAAGCCCATTGAGCTGGTCCGTAAGCTGCTCAAGGATGCTGCCAAGAAGAACAGCCGGATTCACGTCACCAGAGGGTCTACCTATGACAACGCCGCGAACCTTGCAAAGTCCTTCCTTGCTGAGATCACGCAGTACGAGGGAACCCAGCTCGGCCGACAAGAGATCCACGCCGAGGTTATTGACCCCGAAGAGACCGGCATCATCAAGCGAAGTTGGTTCAAACTCTGGCCAGCCGAGAAGCCTTTGCCGCCTCTTGACTACATCGTCATGAGCCTTGACACAGCGTTCACGGAGAAGTCCATTGACCGCAAGAGCCATGATCCTGACCCAACCGCGTGCTCTGTCTGGGGCGTCTTCAGGCACGAAAAGAAGCCGGCCTTCCTGCTGCTCGACTGCTGGCAAGATCACCTGGGCCTGCCCGCCCTGATTGAACGGGTCAAAAAGGAGTGGCAAGTCCGGTACGGCGACGAGGACTTTAGGCCCATGATCAAGCCGCTGCTTGGTCCAAAACAATCAATGTTCGGTGGCAAATCGCCCGACCTGATGATCATCGAGGACAAAGGATCTGGCATCAGCCTGCGTCAAATGCTGGCTCGTGAGGACATACTGGCTTATCCCTACAATCCGGGCCGTGCGGATAAGCTACAGCGATTGCACGCGGTATCGCATTTATTTGCACACGGATTCGTTTGGGTTGTAGAATCTGATAAACGGCCTGGGAATCCACGTTCCTGGGCCGACCCTTTAATCTCGCAGCTGTGCAGCTTTCATGGTGAAGGATCGATTAAGCATGACGACTTTGTGGACTCAACGACCCAAGCACTTAGGCTGCTTGCAGATCGCAATAGTCTCTCAGTCACCAGAAAAGCTGAAGACAAAGTTGAACGGGAAACCAAGCCGAAGCTTGTGAACCCTTACGCGATCTAACCGGAGTATTGAATGGCTGAGAACGAACAAGAATATGGCGAGATGTACGAGGTTGACGACGACTCTAAGGTCCGCGATACCGAAGACGGCGGCGCGATGGTCACTCTCGATGACTCACCAACACCAGCCGAATCCGAGTTTTACGCTAACCTGGCCGAGACGATGCCGAGTTGGGAGTTGTCAAACCTTGGCTCCGAACTCTGCGATATCCTAGAAAAAGACAAGGAAGCGCGCAAGAAGCGCGATGAGCAATACGAAGAGGGCCTGCGTCGAACAGGCCTTGGTGATGATGCCCCAGGCGGCGCATCGTTCACTGGAGCCAGCAAGGTCGTGCACCCAATGCTGACTCAAGGATGCGTGGACTTCTCTGCCCGCGTCATGAAAGAGCTCTTTCCACCTGACGGTCCTGCAAGGGACAAGATCATTGGTGAAGTCACCCTGGACAAGCAAGAAAAGGCCCAGAGACTTGTCAAGTTCATGAACTGGCAGATGACCGAGCAGATGCCAGAGCTGCGGTCCGAGCTTGAACAGCTGTCCACTCAATTGCCTTTGGGCGGCGGTCAGTACCTCAAGATCACGTGGGACACGAACAAGAAGCGTCCTGTCCCCCAGTTCGTGGCAATTGACGACGTCTACCTGCCGTTTGCTGCGACCAACTTCTATTCTGCCGAGCGCAAGACTCATGTGCAGTACTTGACCCGCATCGAGTATCAGAAGCGCGTCGAGTCTGGCATGTACATGGATGTGGACCTGATGGCCAGTCCGTTGCCGCCCGATGAGTCCAAGGCCGAGACCGCCAACAACAAGATCGAGGGCCGTCAAACCGACAGCTACAACATCGATGGCTTGCGGACCATCTACGAGTGCTACATCATCCACGAATTTGATGATGAATACGGCTTGGCTCCGTACATCATCAGCCTGGACAAGGCAACCCAGAACGTGTTGGCGATCTATCGCAATTGGGAAGAGGACGACAAGACCAAGCAAGAGATGCAATGGATGGTGGAATTCCCATTCGTGCCTTGGCGTGGTGCTTACCCGATTGGCTTGACGCACATGATTGGCGGCCTAAGTGCCGCTGCGACAGGTGCTTTGCGAGCCTTGCTTGACTCCGCCCACATCAACAACTTCCCAGGCTTGCTGAAGCTCAAGTCAGGAACCGGCGGTCAAACAGACCGTGTTGATCCGACAGAGGTCAAGGAGATTGAAGGTTCGTTTGGCCAAGATGACATCCGCAAGATGCTCATGCCAATGCCTTACAACCCGCCAAGCGCGGTTCTGTTTCAGCTGCTCGGCTTCCTGGTTGACGCCAGCCAAAACGTTGTTCGCACCACGTTTGAAGAACTGGCTGACAGCAATGCCAACACGCCAGTCGGCACGACATTGGCCCGCATCGAGCAGGGCATGGTGGTGTTCTCAGCAATCCATGCGCGTCTGCACGACTCCATGGGCCGTGTGATCAAGCTGCTGTTCCGCCTGAACAAGACTTACCTGACAGAGGCCGAGGTTTACGACGAGACCGGTGAGTTGCTGGTCAAGCGCGCCGACTTCGAGGGCCCGATGAATGTCGTGCCTGTCAGTGATCCCAACATCTTCAGCGAGGCGCAGCGGTTTGCTCAGGTGCAGGCTGTCATGCAGCGGGCCAAGGAGATGCCTCAGCTGTACGACCTCCGCAAGGTCGAGGTTATGTTCCTTGAGCGCCTGAAGGTGCCCCAGGGCAAGGACCTGTTGCTGCCAGCGCCTAAGCCATTGGAGCTGAACGCGGTTAACGAGAACATTGCAATGACGATGCGGCGTCCTGTTGTGGCGTTCCCTGAGCAAGATCACTTGGCTCACCTGCAAGTCCACTTGGACTTCTTGACCAACCCGATGTTCGGCAACAACAAGGCCATTGGCCCTGCATTCATTCCCATGATGCTCGACCACATCAAGGAGCACATGGTCCTCTGGTACGCGACGCAGATCTACAACGAAGCCTCTGATGCTGCCCAAGTAGACATTGGCGAGATTCAAAAGGATGCGACGACCGAAGAGAAGCAGTCGCTTGACAAGCTTTTGGCTACGACAAGCCAAGTGGTGACCAAGCAAAGCCAAGAGGCCTTTGGCCAGATTCCGCAGATCATTGACCAGGCCATTCAGATGTTGCAGCAGATGCAGCCTCCGCCGCCGCAAGATCCTTCTGTCCAGATCGCTCAACAGCAGTTGCAGAACCAGCAGGCCAAGGATCAGGCCAACGCGCAAACTCAGCAAGCTAAGCTGGCCCAAGACGCCCAGCTGAAGCAGGCCGACATGCAGCAACGCAGCATGGACAAACAGGCCGACATCCAATCACGCATTGAGGCCTTGCAGATGCAGCTTCAAATCGAGCAGATGCGTCAACAGGCCGAGGACCAGCGCACACAAGCCCAGATCCGTGCTCGCATTGAGATGAACGAGTCCGACAACCAAACAGCCAAGCAGCTTGCAGCCCTTGAGGTTGCAACTGGCGAAAGAATCGGTGTCTCCACGGGCACTGGTATCAACCCCAATCCACGTTAAGGAGCAATGATGGTAGCAATCAGCCTACACAAGCAGATGGCCATGGGTAAAGGTTACCCTAAAGCCAAGAAGGTGTCAAGCGACCCTTCGCCAACCCCTGGTTTGCCCGACGCAAACTACAAGACCGTGCCCAAGATGAAGGTCGAGAAAGTCACAGGCGAAGGCGGCGGTAATGGCGGCACAAACAGCCAACGCGGCAAGGGTCCTAACCAGATCTCCACCGTCATGGGCGGGCGCCGCTAAGTGCTAGCAAAAATCATCACGACGATCCGCGCCGAGCAGCAAGCACTGGCCATTGAGGCCATCAAGGTGCAGCCAGCAGAAGGCAAGGACATCAGCTTCGAATACGGTAAACGTCAGGGCGTCTACGCAGGCCTTGATCGCGCCGTCCAGCTGATTGAACGGATCTATCGTGACATTGAAAACGACCAACGAGATCTTTAACCCCAGCATACGGAGAAGCGAATGCTACTTGAAACCCCCATGTCCTTCAACTACGCCTCATTGGACGAGGCCTTCCCAGCTGTTGACTGCGGTCACGAGCCTTTGGGCTCACGCGTGATTGTGCAAGTCCGCAAAGCCAAGAACCAGACGGCAGGCGGCATCTACATCCCTGAGGAAGCACGAAAGACAGAAGCCAGCAATACCCAGATCGCCAAGGTCGTGGCAATCGGTTCATTGGCTTACAAGAATCGGAACACCATGGAACCGTGGCCTGAAGGCTCGTGGTGTGAAGTTGGTGCCTACGTCCGTGCACCCAAATACGGCGGTGATCGCTGGTCCGTAAGGTCCGGCGACGAGGAGATCGAATTTGTGATGTTCAACGACCTTGACATTCTTGCCAAGGTTACTGGAGATCCCACTGCGATCCGTGCATTTATCTAACTGCTGAAAGGAGCAGGCAATGGCCGGAGAAAACATGCTCATCGAAGATGATGAGGACCAAAAGAAGGGTAAGCCTCAGGAAGTCGAGTTCGTCCCGGTTGACACCAAGCAAGGTGACGATCAAAAGGACGAGGACGATGACCACCCAGAGGACTCGCGTCTCTCAGAAGACAATGAGGACCGAGAAGAACTGCGCCGCAAGCGCCGCGAGGAAAAAGCCGAGCGCGCAGAGCGTAGAAAACAGGCGATTGAGCGAGACAAGACCGAGCTCAACTTCCTGAGGCAGCGGAACGAGTCGCTTGAAAAGCGCATGTTCCAAGTCG